TTCTTCTTCTTCATCTTCCAATTCATATTCAAAATCAAGTTCATCCTCAATTTCGTCTATGGCTATATCCATTTCCTCGTCTGAGATTTCTTCTTCATCTTCTTCCGTTTCATCGCCATCTTCTGGATCAAGGTCAAGCTCGAGCTGATCACCATCCTCATCCCCCATGATGTCTTTTTGATTCTCATCATCTGGTTCCACTCCATTATAGATGTTATCGGCAAGACGTACCTGTTCCTGATCCAAAAGGTCAGTTAATTTAATAGTCATTACATCACCAAATGTTTTATTTGCATTATTAAAATCTTGATCTAGCGCTTGGCTAATCATATCTTTCACTGCTTCACTCATTGTTCATCTCCTGCTACGGGTTTAAGTTCAAATTTTTGAGCCGCCGGTGGTGCTTCTTGTTGCTGCGGTTCTTCATTTTCTGGTTCATTTTCAGATTCACCATCCATATCTTTATTCATATCTTCAATATCCTCATCGGAAAGGTGTAATACATTCTTTTGTACCCACTCTTTTGAGAAATATTCTCCAACATATTGTTGTACCATATCTAATGATTGTAGTCTTTCACGAAGCATTTCAGCATCACGAAGCTCAGTAAAGTGATTGTCCTTCTGATAGTCAACAGTAATATCATTTTTCCAACTTTCCCAATCTTCCTCAGTAATAACACCCTTCATTATAAGTTGTTTTTTCAAAATGCCATAGAAAAGATGGGAAAATCTCATACGAAGTCTATCAATAAACTTTTGGAATTTTAATTCATCTCTATTAATTTCTGTTGAACGACCAAGAATACCTTGTACGCTTTCGGTATCCAAACGAGAGATTGGTACATTCAATGCACGATACATTCTCTTTTGGAAATATAGAATATCTTCTATCTGACCAAGGTTTTCACCACCAGGTAATGTAGAAATCTCTGTGCCTCTACCACCCTCACGACGTGGTAACCAAAAATCTTCTAATAATGATTGGTGTTTACGGTCATCACGGATCTCACCAGTTTTTGCATCATATACAAGTTTGTTACGATACCTTGCCATAATGTCTTTCATATATTGTTCAGACTTGCCTCGTGGCATATTACCAACATCAATATAAAAGATACGACGTTCCGGTGCACGAGCCAAACGATAGATAACCAGTGCATCTTCCATCATACGCAATTGGTTGATAGGCTTTAAAGCCTTGTGCATATGTGAAACAATTTTCTTACGGTCTTCTGTTAATAAACCAGATGTAACATATGACACTGAATCATTTGTCATTTTAATACCTGAAGTTGATTGTCCAGGCTTTTCTTGATATACAAAAAACTCTTCTGTATTTTCCACAATCTTTGCGCCAGTAATTGGATCTTTTTTATATTTGACCTTTTTAACTTTGCGCATTTTTGCTGAATCAATAGGACGAATCTCTAGGATACCTTCCTTAGGATTTGTTTCATTTACTACCAAGTGATGATATAAACGGCCATCAACATACCAACGACGAAAGATATCGTGACCAAGTTCTTTAAAATTTAACATACCATAGATGTTGTCAAATTCTTCTTTAATAAGTTTTTTAATTTTATCTGGTGCTTCAACCTTATCCATATTTAGATCAAGTGTCTGTTCTAATTCACTGCCAGTAATTGATTCATTTATAATATCTTCAACGGCATTATCAACCTCAGGGTGCATTGCAACACCACGATATTTCATAATTAATTGATAATTATCCTTGGAATCATCACCATCTAAATTTAAATATTGACCATAATGTGTACCAGATGCTGTGGCATAACTACCACCCTCATCATCACGTGGCGGAACAATTGAAGGTTTTTTAATATCTTCTGCGTCTTTATTGGCTCTTTTAATTTCAAAGCCAAATAGTTTTAAACCATCATTTTCTGCCATATTTCATTTACCCTAATTAGAGAAAAGAAGGCCGAGCCACTCCCGGCCTTCTTTATATTTATTTAGCTTGTAGTATCGGATGTCCAGTATTGGAATGCCCATGTACAAGCAAATCGTTCAATGGTATCATTATCTGCATACGCCAATGGAATTGGAGCAAGGTCCTGAGGATATGCACCAATAAAGTTGTATGTTTTGATAATAGTACCAGCCCGATCAAGCTGTTCTACCTTAAGGTCTGCCTCATATGCAATGGGTGTTGATAGACCAGTATTTGCAGAGTGTGCATTCATACCGTTCATCCAACGCTCGATTGCGTTACGAATAGCAAAGTCTGTATCATTAATAATGGTGGTTGTCCATTCTGGGAATGTACGGTCACCAGCCATTTTTAAAATACGACCCCTAAAAGGTACAGGTATTTGACCCATTGTTGACCCTGGAAGTTCTGCAGCCTCAACCAAAAAGGAGGTTAATTCAGCATCACCATCAGCGAAACCTGGATAGTTAATAGTTACCTGGAAGAGATTAGGGCGTGCACCCCCTCCTCTCAGCTTTGATTTGAAATCATCTACTCCGAGAATTGCCATTGTTTATCTCCTTACACCGTGCCTACGACTTCTTCGAAGTCAACACCGGTACGAACAGCTACAAAGTTCAGAGTAACGTAGTTAATAGACCGAGCAGGTTTGATGAAAATACTTGCAACAAACTCGTTACGGTCAACTACTGCAGGTGTATTATTTGTTTCGTCACAAACAACACGGAAGTCAGTAATACCACGCCGTCCCTGTACTTCACGAAGTACTGGTTCAACGATATTGACAAATTCTGCCCGAGTAAACTCATCGTTAAACTCGAACATTACCTGTTGCGCTGCCCTACCAATTGCTCTCTCAAGGACAAGGAACAGACGACGTACGTTAATTCTGTCAAACGCAGATGGTCTACCAAGCTTGGTTTTATCACCAAAGAGTAGAACACCTTGACCAGGAATATTTGCAATCGGATTAATACCAGCCTTATACAAAGTATCCCTTTGTGTTTTGGTAGGTGAATAAGCAATTGATGTAATTCCTAGATATTGACCACGCCGTGAACCTGCAGGTGAGAACCACGGTGCACGGTTATAATCCGTAGCAGCGCAGATGCCAGCAGTAGAGGATGCAGCAGGAATTTGAATGTATTGGTCATTGTACTTATCATATACCTTCAAGAACTGGTTATCTAAGATGAGGTATGATGAGAATGTACAACCATCTGCTGTAAGAACAGCATTATTAACCATTGTTTGAGGATTGGTTAAACCAACAACATCTGTCCGTGCAGGTGATGCAAGTACAACACAATCTTTACGTAGACCTTGAGCAGTTGCAACAAGAGCATTAACCACTGTATTTTGATCTGTTCTACTATTCATTGATGGAGAGATAATGAAATCAACTTCTACAATGTCTTTATCATCATACAGGTCATATCCTGTAAGATATTCACTGGTTGTAAGAGGATCCGAATTTGAACCACCTTCCATATTGTGATCAGTAGCTTGGTTAAATGTTGCCAAATGGCCAACTGCACCTGTTGCAGGACCACCCCAGTTGTAGGTATTACCTGTTGTAATACTTGTACCACCGGTTTGTCTTACGGCTTCAAAGTTTGAATCGAATGCAACCATCCAGACATAACCTGAACGATTATTAATCACATCGATTGCAAAGTTTGTTGTTCCATCAATATTCTTTGCATTGTCTGCAACAGAAACAAATGGATATCTTTCTAGAATTGTGCCACGTGTACCTGAGAATTTACCTTCGGCATCAATAACAACAACATGAACTTCATCATTTGATGCTGTTCTATTAGTTGCGTATGTTGATGTACCAGATACTTGATCGAATTCACCCTTATATGACCAGTTATTAAAGGCTGAATCTCTTGGTGGACACATTGAAACTTCTAATGAGTTACCAAGTTCACCAGGATACTTGGCTATAAATGTGTGTGAGCTATCAATAAGATCGGCGCGTTGTGCGTTCCAATCATCTTCGTTCTTAACTGTTTCCTGTGGTAGGTTACCGTTAGAATCTGATGCGCTTTGTCCGATAATTGAGCGTGAATTAAATGCGGTTCCATCTTTAATTTCTCTTGTCACAAAAAGTGATGAAGAATAATTAAGATAGTAATTGGTGGAAAACCAATCAATAGCATTTGCGGAGTCAGGTGTTGCAAAAGTATTTACCAGTTCGGCCTCATTGGCCACTAGAACTCTTTCTTCAACTGGACCCCAGCGATAGTTACCTACGATTGCGCCGGTAGTTGACTGAACGTTAGGAACGCCACCAGTCAGATCTATTTCCCGAATGACAACCGCTGGACTTGCAGACGGTGTTGAAAGTGCCATTTTATCTTCCTTCGATTAAAAAATTATATGTTCCATAATACGATTAGTCAACTTACCTTTATTTATAATTTTATTATATTTAAAGATCTGGGTCCCAAATGGCCTTATCTGTGTTAATTGTAATTTGCCAATCATCATCTTGTCTTTCAATTTGGTCAATATATTCTGATCCATCATCAATAATGCCAAATGGTACCATATCCTCTTCAATGGCTTTCATTTTTTGATCGAATAGCATTTTCTTTAAATTTATATCTGTCATATCAGCAAAGAATTGTGTTGAAACAAAATAACCAAACATAACCAAATTCATCATTAAATCGTCATGGTTACCATCAGACGCCTCGTATGATTGCCCTCTGGCCTCAAATGTGGAAATTTCTAGGATTGTTTGCTCATCAATAATATCTAATTTATGTGTTTCTAATATATCTTTAATTGCCGAACAACCAAGTCTTTTTGTTTTACGAGTAATTTCAATGCCAAGGGCATTTGCCTTAACGGACGATTCAACATGCATATTTTCATATTCAAAGTCATGATATAATCCATTACAAACCACAGAACCTTGATCATTTGATTCAATTACCACATAAGCATCGCTGTAGGCTTTCGCGTACTTATATATAATGTTAGGGAAGAGTATTGGAGAGATAGTGTTATTGCGATATACAGCAACCTGTGCAAATGGGCGAACGCTAATATCGATCAAGTTGAACGTAGAATAATCCTGTCCTCTTCCCTTGCTTACATCCACGGTCATGATATACTCATGACCTTTTTCAGGTTCAGCATATATTTTTAAATTACCGCCTTCCAATAATTTTTTAAAAGGCTTTGCTCTTAAACTTAATAGTGTTTCAGCATTAATAAGTGTATCACCAGTACCAAAAAAGGTATTACCAAACTCTTGATCAAATTGTAATTGTGATGTATTTGAAACCGTTTGGGCTTTCCATTCCTCATCTCTACCAGGTACATCATACCAATCAACACGGAATGATTTAAAATCATTAATTCCTTGTACAGCACCTTCCCAGATCTTATGGAATTGATTGCCAATACCATTTGCAGTGGATGTAATAATAACCTTTGTATCTTTACCAGCAGAAACAACCGGATATGTGGAAGTGTAAAATTCTGCAGCACGTTCTACGAATGCGAACTCATCGAGATATAAAAGGTTAACTGACATACCACGAATAGAACTACCAGAAGTCGCAGCCGCAATGATGCGACTGTTATTACTAAATTCAAGAGATCCTTTATTGAGTGCCTTTGAACCAGGCTGAAGAAAGAAAGGAATGTTTTCCAACATAAGTGTAATGCGTGAGAGCATTTCACGTGCAGTCGCACCCTTGTTCGCCAGGATGGCCACAGTCTTTTCAGAATTGAATAACGCATACCAAAGGAGGTATGCACAGGCTGATATTGACTTGCCAGATTGACGACATGCGAGAACGACATTAAATCTATTATCCGTAAAGTGTGTGAACATTTCCTTTTGATAAGGATATAATTTAAATGGCACTAACCCTTCATCCAGAGCAATTACTTTTACATAATTCTCTGAAAAGTATACAGGATCAACCATGCACTTTTTATATTCTTTTAAAAGTTCCGGTGTCCATTTTTGTAAAACACCATCCCTTTTTACATTAGGATTCCCTAGATATGATTCTATCTGGTTCAGCATCTATAACATTATCTTCTTGTAAAAGTTTTTGAATATCAGCAGTAGAACCAAGAAAATAGTTATTCTGCTGATTTTCGACCTGTTTCACTTCATCCTTTTCATCCATTTGTTTTTGCTTTTTATTTAAGTCCATCAGGCGATCATTTACATCAGAAACGTTTTTGATCATACCTGATAAGACTTCATAAGCACGAGGATGCTCACTTTCGCGAGCAACCTCTATCATGTTTTCTAAGGCGTCCTTACCTTTTTCTATGAGCTCATAATATGTTTCACGAGAATAATCGTAATCATTCTTTACATTATCTTTATCATCTGTCATAATTAGTGTGCCTTGAATGCTTTACCTGTTCCACTAGTAGGTACTGAATATGTTACATCTGCACCAGTTTTAATTGTAAGGTCAATATCCATATATTTGTAATCACCTGGAAGCACACCCTGTGCTGAATCCTTTGCTGATGGATCCCAAACTGGTGAAATATAGATGTGATATGGATCTTCACTTGGTTGTAAATTCCATCCACCACGGATTGCTGAGTCATCTGCTGGATCAAAGTTTCTTAAACCTTGTTCCAATGTTGATAGGTTATTTATTGAATCAGCTTTAGCCCATACACCATTTTTACCAAAATAGAATTTATTATTGCTTGTGGTTGAATCCTGTACACCATCGATGGCAATCATAAAGATATCACCATTAACAACCTCACTGATATCACTATCATTTGCTGGGTGTATATTTAGATATGATGCATAATGTTGATTGCTTGGATTATAACCAGTGTTTTGGTATTGATTTGTACTAAGAATACCCTTTGTGGTAAATCCAACCATTCTACCAATTACTGATTCAAATCCTCCAGATGTTTTCCAACCTGTTGGAGCAACTGCTATTTCAATTTCTCCACCCAAACCTGCTTCACCTATAACAAATCGGTTCCAATCATATACGCTTCCAGAACCACCACCACCAATGGCACCGCCACCAATGTTATTGAAAGTTGTTTGAACACCATTACTATCCACTTGTTTTGGATACTTATTCATGTGAATCTCAAAATAGATTCTTTGATCAGCCTTTAACGGTTGGGATACAATGGTTTGTGCACCACTCCCGATACCATCCGGTAATAAACCTGCAGAGATTGCAGAATCAGGTAATTGAAATCTATGTTGTAGTCTGCCATCAATATCCCAAACATCCGGCTCAACAAAAGATGCATCTGAATAATGCCCTTGGCTTTGTGCAAAAACTCCACTACCAATCCCTAGTCCTTGAGGATCAAATGTGATAGGCCTGGATAAACCAGGAAATCTTTTTGCTAATAATTCCAAGAGCTCATTATTACTAAATGTTGTGAGCCTTAAATTAGGGTTTGATGCAATACTAGGATGTACAGAATTACCAAGAGAGGCAGCTATAATACTTCCTAATGATTGTGTTACGGTTTGGCCCGTAAAATAATTATATGTTTTTCTTGCCATTGTTCCTCTCCTTATTTCCAAGTAGTAATGATTAGATCATGACCACTGTCCATACCCATGGTAAGAGTAACAGTGTCACTGCCTGATAATGTAAAATCATATAATTCATTTAGCAACATACCATTTTTATAAACCATGATTGTTGCGGAATCATATGATAAAGTATTTCCTTGTATATCACTATCTGTAAATACTGTTTGACCAGAATCGGCTTCATAAAAGAATTTACTAAATGATGCCACTGCTGATTGGATATACGTTGCGTCAACAATGCTTGTTACAAATGCAGAATCTTTTGATGCAGTCTGCCTTGCTTGTATGTAAGCACTATCAACTTGTCCTGTGATAATTGTTGCAACCTGAGCGGAATCAGGTAGTGCTATGATTCTTGTATCAAGGTCAGTGAAGTTCCCGTCAAGTTCCGTAAACGAGAGTTCACTACCTTTCGTGTTTCTCAGTGTAATTGTCATTTTTTTCTCCTGTTACGCAACTTGACTATGCGTTTAACGGTGTCCATGTTTCACTAAACCCATAATCACTATCTGGTAGACCAATTGTTGTCAATGGGTCTGGTTCAACAGTAAGTCTTTCAATTGCAATATCTGAATCTGCAAGACCTGCACCAATAAAGGAAACATCTGCAATAGATTTGCGGATAATATCGCTTTCTGCAATGGCGCCATAGAAACTTACTTTCATTTCAAAATCTAATGTGTATATAATAGTCCTACGGGCTTCCATAGGACCTTCAAAATCATCACTGAATGTCAGTGATTGAATTATAATTGGAATATCCTCTTTAAATGTAGGATATTCATTTGGAAATGGTTTTATTGTTAATGTATATTGTGGATTAAATGTAGGTAATATTTGTTCCACCAATTGTAATGCATCATCTTGATTTTTGGCATATATGTTTAACTGAAAATTAATGTTATATGGTACAGGAGCATTAAACTTTTGTCTTGTTTCCCTTGTTGTACCACCACTTGAAAATTTACTGGTTTTTGTTAACTGCCGTGTATTGTCATAATTAAATGATGTAATTTCAAATGACATTCTAGGTAATTTTAATGCCACTTTTGTATCTGAATTAAGATCAGCATTTTGTCTTATACGTTCTAAATACTTTATCCTTGGTGCATATGCTAATGGAACCTTTAATTGATTCAATACGCCACCAGACGAATTCTTACGAATTACGTACAGGTTATTAAACAGTCTTCCGAATATGGAAACTGATTTCCGGATTTTTTCATGGTAAAAATGTGTACCAAACATTATTGATCCTCCGGATCACCAAATGGATTATCTTCAGAGAAGTCTAAGAAATCATCTGAGAAATCACTAAAGGTTTCATTTTGTTCTGTTTCGGACAATTTATTCTCTTCAGTAACACTGTGAATTACAAGGCCATTTAAAGAACCATTTGTGCTATTTATTAGTGTACCTGTTGCTGCGGTGAAAGGTGATGTCGCAGTATAATTGGAATCAAATGAATGATATTTACCATCATCACCACCAACGTGAGCAAGGTTAAAGCAACGATATGGTGAACCAGATGATTCCATCTGAATGCTTACAATTTCACCTGACATTGTAACACCACCAGGTAAAAGTTGTGTTACTGTATCACCAACCGAATAATCACTATCAACCACGGTTCCATCAATAAATTCTATTGACGGCGCAGTCATATAATTATTTCCGGAATCGATTAGCGTAATTGTATCAACCGTACCTGATGAGGTAATTGTGCATGTTGCAATTGCACTATCACCTATTGCTATTGGATTGCTGCTATCTCCACCACCAATAAATCTAATTGTTGGTGCCGTTGAGTAATATGTACCACCAGTAAGAAGGTTAAGACTTGATAAACCTAGACCTCTTGCTGCATATCCAAGTTGTACATAATTACTGTCAACATAGAGCCCAGTAACAGTAGTTGATGCCGTTGCTGAGGCAGGAGCAATTGTGCAAACCTTATACTGATACGAACCGTCCTTTTCAATTGCTTGAATATCATCAACAGCAGTATTAAAGTTCTCACCAGTGTACTCAAACAATGTACAACGAAGTTTGAATACAGGTAAATTTTCAATTTGGTAGAATGGTTGTTCATGTTCTACATGTTGAACCTGAAACATTTTATTGGTCAGAGGTATATAAATTAAATCACCCTCTGTAGGTCTATCATTCGTAATGCCTGATGTATCAAACCTATGAACTTGTTTGGACCATCTACTTCTAGAGACAACAAGTGTGACCTCATCACGAATCTCTACACCAAATCTTGTAAATAAATCTCCCTCTCCATCAAACCCCTCAACATTTTCAATATACATCTCAATTTTATGTGTCTGAGGAAAGTTAGATGCCGGGTCATCACCAAACAATGTATCTTCATTAACCAAATGTCTCGGCAAATAATAAACATCTTGCCCATAGATCTTTAAGGCCTCAATTACGAGGTCCTCATAAAGATCCATTTCAGACCTTACTTTTTCCGAAAAATAAAAGTTACGAGCCATAATATTATCCTACAAAGAAATCAGGCGGAAATTCCCATTCATCCCTAATTTTTTCCCGTAACCTTTCTATCTCTGCAGTTGCATCGTCATATAATTGGCGGCCGTTAAAGGTAACACCACCTGGTAGTTGAACCCCTTCAAATTTTAAAAGATTCATACCCCACTGTTGTTTAATCAGAGCAGTAGAATATTCCTTAAGCCAAAGATCATTATAAATTGATGTATGTGTGTCTGGATCAATAAGTGTATAAACCTCTGCAACAATATACTCACCAACCTGTATGTCGCCATCTGCAATATCACCAAAGATATAAAGCCTGTCCTGATGCCGTGACCAATGTACTTGGGGTGTACCATTGAGTTTCATGTCAAGAAGAGATAGATACTGCTGGAGTTGTTCGTAATATGCCAGGTCGCCAGCAAAGTTTTGCATATCAGCAATATCATTTAACATCATCTGATACTTAATATCAAACATATTAAACGATGTACCGAAGGCTGACGACATCGGAAACATTCTATTTACCGTAAGAACATTTGATGAAATTGGGATATATTCGTTGGTAATATCAGCAGCAGTAACTTGATGTTTTAGATACGTCTTAATTGTAGCATCAGAGTGGAACTCCTGCCAGTACTGTATTGCTTCATCAATACGATCCTCAACCTGATCATCATCAACATTGATTTCTAATACTGGGTCACCAAGACGACGTTTAGCATAATCAATCAGATCTTGTCTGCTAGCAGGAATAGCCATAAAATAGTCTCCAGGTAAAAATTCTTTTGACTATTTATATGTTTCTATACTTCAAACTCTGATGTATGATACCACCCAGAACCATCGGATATGTATAAACGATTATTTGAACTTACATATGCTTGCTGACCGACTTCAAGAGAAGTAATCGGCAATGAATCAAGAGTAGAAAGAAACGATAATGGTTGACCAACAACTCCGTCAACATATGCTGAATCAACACCAACATTTAATGCCTCATTAAGAAGTCTTTTATTTTCAGTATTAGAGATCTCAGTATTACTGAGCATATCTGCTATGTCACGTGATCTTCCCATTGCTTTATCCTAAACTATCTACCATTACACGACCATACCAAACTGAACCGTTTGAAATATAGTATTTATTTGAGTCAGCAACAAATGCTTGATCTCCTGCTGTTAGTGATGATGTTGGTAATGAATCAACTGTTTCAAAAAAAGACAACCCAGTACTGCTTACAAGTGTTGTTACATAACTTGAATCTTGTATAACACTATTATCATCAATCGTGAGGATACGTTCATTATTCGAATTGGTAATTTCAGTCTTACCTAATATTGCTGCTATGTCTCTTGTTCTACCCATTATGTTTTCTTCTGTACAAATTTGCCTGCAGTGAATCCAGTATTATCATCCACTGTAATTTTAGTACCATTTTTCCAAACGTATGATCCTAGAACAGATGTTCCTATACTAACCTCAGTCCCATCACCTGCTGGACTTGGATCTAATTCTAATTGTGTATATTCAGATCCAGATTGTTTATATATTGGATAAGTCGATGTTCCATTAGACGCTCCACTTGCATTACTTGTTGAACTCCATTCAGAATACGATGGATATAAATCTGTATTTTCTAAATAATCGTTATCACCAGAAACTCCATATCTTGGGTAGTCTTCACTTATGATATAAACTTGATTGCATAAACTTGCAGATCTAACATAAATAGGAATATTTGTGCTAAGTGCATCTCGAGATGAACCAGAAGGAATTGAACTTCCCCAAGCTTGGTTTTGCGTATATCCCATACCTCCAGCACAGACAACGACAGTATCACCTGTAGAAACTCCACATCTACTATATATTCTGCCTCCGCTTAAATCTCCATCTGCCCATATATCTGCACCAGGAGTATCTGCATATGAACTGTGATTTTTATTGAAATAATATGCTCCTGAAATATTATATGTTGCTACATGGGTTCCAAGAATAGTAAAATGTTGACCTTCATAAACTTCTTGTGCTGTTGGTCCATTTACAGTAGAATCTGTACCAATGTGAATCTTACCACCTACAGGAAAGTTTGATTGTTGATTGCCACTAAGAACAATAGTAAATTGAAAATTAGAACCCCAACCAGGATCAAATGTACTAGCACTACATGCTTTCCAAGTCACATTTCTATATGACCAGTTCGAGGTGTAACTTGGTATTGGCCAATTGTAATAAAACCCTGATACACCATTAGAATATGTATCACTCTTCATGAGAACGTAATTTGGATTTCCACCACCATCAATACCATTAGAATAAGCAGAATATCCTGTGTATGAAGTAGCATAGATAGGCTGGGTTCCTTTTCTTGTAGCACCACCATTGGTTGTCAAACTATATTGTGTGCATATAACTCCAGCATAATTTCTATAGGTATTTCCGTCAACAATACCATGAATGTACATTGATGATAGATTAGCATCATTTGATATCCATGTTGAAGGTTGTACACTCAGATGCGATATGATTTGCCCACCAGCAGCATCACCAGTTCTAAATCTAGAAGCAGTTGTTGTTTCACTGCTTGTTCCTGACCATATCCATCCAATATAACTGCTATCGATAGCACCAGTTGGAATCGCAACTTTTCCTGCACCAACATCAATGCCCATAGTATTACCGGCAGATGTTCTACTTTGTTGAGTATTATCTAAGAATATAGCACTTGCAACAGTTGCTTCAATAGAAGGTGCAGAATCAGATAAAGTGTCACCACTGGTTAATTGAAAAGCCCCACCTGCAAGATCACTATCTGCATTTATTATTGTACTGCCTGAAAGACTCAGTATTTGAGATAATGGTTCTAATACAAATCCACGATCAATTGTAAAACTTTTTACAGATGTAGATAAATTCACTTGATCATTGGCGCTAAATGTAATCGTAAATGATGTTGCGTCATTTGTGGCGGCGGGACTCATTGCAATAGCAATAACACTTGAGTCGCGTGAAAAAGTTGCTACAGCACTATCGGTAATATTTGGGGGCGAAAGAACAGCATTAAACGAAATAATATCTAGATTTTCAAAACTATCTGTTACTTGAATAGTCATTGTTAAACTTTGACTATCAGTTAAAACACCATCATAGTTTGCAATATTAATTGTTGGGGGAACGTTAACAAGAAGTGAATTATGCCAAGAACTATCTGCTACATAAAACCGATTATTACCTGTCACCCATGCACGATCACCATCACTTGGATTTGTAGGTAAAAGACCAACAGAATCATAAACTACTGTTCCACCTACTCCAGCTAAAGTGCTAACAACTTCCGGAGTAATGATTGTAACATCACTGCTATCAAATGCTAGGGTTTTATTTGTAGTATTGAATGCCTCAGTTTTACCAAGAAAGTTTGCGATATCTCTTACTTTGGTCATGGATTAACTCCATGATTCTGGATCGGCAGCAGCACCGCCACCGCCACCACCTCCACCACCAGCAGCTATAGCATTTGAGTCAAACCCAATAGGAAAGACTTCAGGGTTGGTTGGAGTTATAGTGACGATATTTCCTGGATATGGTCCATGATCTGAATCTGCTTTATCTGGATGCACCCTAAATTTATCGATATGGTTAATAGGCATTAGTTCCTGATAATGGGTAATGCCTATCTTATTAATAGACTTCTCATTCAAGAACATATCATATGCACGACCAGAATCAAAAATACTATTACTATCCATTACATGCAGATCTTGTGTATGAATATAGTCGCTATCTATTGCTTTGCCTTTACCAGCAAAATTATAAGCAGTAATACCATTCGCTACACCAGATTCAAAGAGATCATCTGCAGAGTTAATTAAACCAAAA